CTGCTTATGACACAGGTGTAGTTATTAAAGAAGTTTTAGATAGAAGAAATAATGATATCGTAAAAAATATTGTAAACAAACAAAAAGCTAGTGAAGATTTATTAACTAAAAAAATTTTTAAATTACCTGACGGAAGTGAAAAAGTTACAGGTGCTCAATTTAGATCAATTATCGAAGACTTAAGTAAAAGTTATAAATCTCAAGCTAATCTGGCTGCAAAAGAATTAGATAATGCAGCTGGATTACGAACTATAAATACTGACATAATAGCTAAAAAAATAAATGAGTTAACAGATGCTGATAAAAGAATTTTTATTAAAACAGTAGGCACTGAAGGTGTTCTAAAACCAGATATGATTCAAGAATTAACAAACCCTAAAGGTTTTATTCCTTTAAAAAATGCAAGAGAAACAATATCTGCTTTAGGAAATAAAATAAGAAATCAAGAGCTAGGTTTAGCAGCTGGTGAGTCTGTAGATGTTGGTAGGTTAAAAGCTCTTAAAGGTGCAATAACAGAACAGGTTAAAAAAGATGCAGGTTCTGCATACTTAGACGAATTACAAAAATTCAATGATTTAGTTAGAAGTAACAAAGAATTATTAAATAATGATATAATATCTAAATTAACAAGCATAGATGTAGGAAATGTTTTAAAAATTGCAGATGAAGACATTTTTTTAACAACTTTTAAAAAAGGAGTAGGAAATGGTAAGGCAGCACGAGAAGTTTTTGAAGTTATAAATAAATCTCCAGAAGCTTTAAATGCATATAAAAATTCCATATTTGATTTTTATAAAACAAAAGTTTTTGAAAAAGGTAGACCTAATCTTACTAGACACAATGCATTTATAAGAGATTATGAAAAACCTTTAAAAGTATTTTTTAACGAAGTTGAATTTAATAAAATAAAAAGAATAGGTGGTTTACAAGCTAATATTGAGAAAACTAATAAACTATTTACAAATGTACAAAAACAATTAGACAGATCTTTTGAAGGCAAACTTTTAAATGCATCACCTCAAGAAATTTTTAATAAGATATATAAACCTGGTAATGTAGGTGAGGTAAAAACTTTAAAAAATATTTTAGTAAAAAACCCAGATGTATACAAAAAATTTCAAAGAGATGTTTTATCTGATTTAAATGAAAGAATTTTTAAAAGATCTGATAAATTAAGTGTAGATAGAGTATTAGATGCTCCTGCTTTTGATAGATATTTAAATGGAGGGGGAGGAGAAAGAGGTTATAAAACTATTTTAAAAGAAGTGTTTGGAGATAAATATGTAAAAGATTTAGAACTTTTAAATAGAGCTGTTCAAATATCAAGTAGAGCTGCACCTACAGCACAACAAGGAGTTGTTGGAAGTGCTTTAACAGATTTAATTAGAGCAAGATTAGGTCAATTTACTTTAGCAGGTAGGGTATTTACTGCAGGTAGAAGAATTTTTCAAGCTGCATCTAATAGAGTAATAGCAAATGCTTTATTAAACCCTGCTGCTCTATCAGATTTAGTAAAGTTAAGTACGATGAAAATGAGTAGTAAAGCTGCTGCAGTTATATTAGCTAAATTAGGTGGTAGTGTTTTTATATTGCCTGATGATGGCACACCAGTGCCTTCAAGAACACAGAATGATACTGAAATGGAAAGAAAAGATGTGACACAATTAAGAGGTTTATTTAATAGAAATGAACCTAGAATAGATTTATCTATGATTCCACAATCTAATGTACAAGCTACTAATACACCAAATATTAATCCTAATTTATTTGCAAAAGCACCTACAGGTATTATGCAAAATTTGACAAGCACTGAGAGAGCATTACTATCTCCAGAAGAACAAATAATAGCGAGTAGAACATAATGCCAAAAAACGCATTACAAAAAATAGAAGATCATGAAAAGCTTTGCAGAATTATGCAAAAACAAACTCATGATAAAATACATAAAATAGAGTCACAAATAAATAGACTTGAAAAAATTGTATTGGTATCAGCAGGTATGCTAATTATGGGAATGGCCAATATGATATTTATGTTATTAACAAAATAATGAAGCTTACACGGAACTTCAGCTTGGCAGAGCTTATTAAATCAGACACAGCTATTAGGCTGGGCATAGATAATAATCCTAACGCAGATCAAATAGAAAAATTAAAACTACTTTGTGAAAATATTCTACAACCGGTACGTGACCATTTCGGCAGAGTAACGGTGACCAGCTGCTTTCGTAGCCCCGAGTTGTGTGTAAAGATAGGTAGTT